AGATAATGCAAGTGGTATCCGCTTAATACCACACACGAAACCCCTCACCCGAGTCCTTCCGAGTGGGGGGTTTTTTAATGCCTATTTTTAATCACACATACACACGTACATTACGTGTACACACGCGAACTACGCGTGGAAAAGTTTGTGTTGGTCTTCTCCATACATTGCTGTCACACGGAACATAAGTACTTGGCACACACAAGCGGTACTTAACGCTTCAACTAAATCTTTATCTTGCGCTTCAACCCAATCATTGTTCATCAGATATTTCTGTATCGTCTGGAATACTGTCGTTATCTCCTGTGGTGATATCAGTTCCTTGCTCACTTATCTCCTCCTCCGTGTAATCTCTCTCCTTACGTGGATAATTACCACCCAAGAAGTTTAGCATATTCTTTAATGCTCTGTTGACACGCATACGTACTGCGTCCTGAGATATAGATAATTCAGAGGCTATTACGGCTAACTCAAACCCACTCGCGTAACGCAAGATTATTATATCTTGCTGTTCCTTGCTTAATTTACTAATCGCTTTCTCAATATCTGAGCATATTGCAGGCCAGTTATTACCCTCAGAAGCGACCTTTTTTACGTTAGATACGCTGAGATCATTCATTGCTGGCGCTTCTCTATTGCCTGTTAAAACAGCAGGAATAAGCGATTCTAACATGTTTTTATCGTAGTAGTAGTTGTCCTCTACACGGTAACCAACTGAGTTAGCCTTTTCTTTTTGGCAATAGTCTTTGGCTGCGTTACGTAAAGATCTGGCGATAAGTTTAACTGAGTGTTTCTTTTCGTGTACATCATGCCAATGTTTAACTTTGTTTGGGTGAGATAAGAACCAGACCCATAACTCTTGACGTAAGTCATCAATATCCACCATACGATACTTTCGTGAGAATTCGTATGCAATAGAAGCGACGACACCTTCGTAGTCTTCAATGTATCTTTTTACCATCGCCATGTCTTGCCCTCAACCGTAAAACTATTTTTGATGATAGGTACGATTTGGGGCGTCACGTTTTTTCCATCCACATGCAAGATTCCAAACCCTTGCTGCCAAGTGAATAGTCCTGCCTTGATGTATTTGGCTTGTCTAATATTCATTAGATGTCCGACTTCCATACCCCATACAGCACGAGATCCATTAGCCCATGCTTGAGTGTAATGTGCCAAGCCCATACGGTGAGTGTGTCCACACACTACGGACATGCCGCTTCTTTTCGCAAGTCCAAGTGCTGTAGCCCCTGCTGTTGGTTGTACGTTACCTTCATCTCCATGCATAAGTAACCAACCTGGTGCTATCTCTACAGGTCCATGATAATACGTGATACCAAGTTCATCTAACTTTAGAAACTTTTCAATTTCCAACTCTGGTAATCCTAAGAATCCAGGCGCAGATGAACGTATCTTATTGAACAACCTATCTGAATGGTTGCTACGCACAATAGTATCAACAGTTAATTCTTCCAATAACTTAACGGTTGTATCTCTGTCTTTACCTATTGATCTTTCCCATTCAAGTTCAGTACCCTTTGCCCAACGACTGATACTCTGAAAATCTATTTCATCTCCAACCGATACTACTGAATCAGGTTGATAGGCATAGATGAATTTTTTGACGGCTTTAACTGCATCTACGTCGTGGAACGGGGACTGTAAATCTGAGATCACGACAATTGCTTTGCTCATATTTCTTTTGCTCGTCTCTTATTCTCTAGTCCTACATTTTTCTTCTTAGACAAGACCCGTAGGTTAGATATCTTGTCTCTACCTTTACGTCCACCATTATCTTTATGGTCAACTTCTTGGTTACGTTTTAACTTCTTACCAGTAGCCTTCTTGTAGTCAAGACGTGCTTTATTGGTAGATGTAGTTTCGGTAGTTCCGTCCTTTTTCTTACGTTTAATGACGTAGATAGGACGTCCACCATTTTGTTTACTTCCTTTGTAAGGTCCAAATATTTTCATATACAGTCACATCCTGGTCCGAACTCAATAGAGCCATCTCTATCAAAGTAATCATCAATTGAAACATCTGTGAAGTCTGCTAAATATTCATCACATATAATGTTTAGTTCAGACTGATTTAAGCAATACCACTCTGAATTTTGGTCAATGGCTAAGTGTATGTTGAAAAATAAACGCATTAACCACTCAAACGGTTTACCAAGTATATATCTAAGCATGTACATTATTTATCCCATTTACCTTTCAGTACGAGCAATCCAATGATTGCATAGTTTGCCATGTCCTTGAAAGAATCTTCAATGGATTCATGTTGTGGGTTCTTTCCACTATCAAACAGGTTGTTGATACGTGCTAACTTGTCATGCATACGAACCCTGAGTCCATTGATAGCACCACCTGGTGAATCAGATATATTCTTTGGTCCGTAATCCTTGTGCTTAGATATAAGTAGATTAACTAAGTCATCTACCTCTTGCCAAATAGCCAACTCAAAATCAGTTGGGTCTGGAATATCATTCCTTAGTTTCGTTAGGTTTTTCATTTTTTAGCATCTCCTCTATGCTTTCTACCATGTCTAGGGCTACTTCTTTGGTTACAGCCTCATTGACAAACTTATGAAAGGATTGATCTCCTTCAGAAGAATTAACCAAAGCAAGTGATATTGATTGAACTAATCTCAAAGCACAGTCTGCATGGTCATTTTGCAATAATAAATTGATCTCTTGAAGAGCAGGAAATAGGTCAAGTGAGTATCTGTTACTTAATCTTAGACCCCAAGTAAATGATATATCACAGTGCTCTAAAAATAGAAACACATCTTTGGTTTTGAAATCGCAATCTGCACACTCAAAACCTTTATCGGAAGGGATTAGTACTGTCATTGTGAGTTAGCCACCTTTTGTTTGAAGTAATCTGCGCCGTGCTTCAAATACATAGAGTTAACATCTTCGCCCTCTGGCATTTGAACAGTAACTACGTTGCCTAGTTCACGAGTCAATGACTTAGAAAAATCGTGACCAGCCTGATCTCCATCTGCAAACATGAATACCTTATCAAAGTCTGCTAATAATTTAGTGTAATGCTTCTTCCAATTGTTCACTCCAGGGACCCCAACCGAATATAAACCACAAACATAATCCAACGTGATGGTGTCAATCTCACCCTCGCATATACAAATGTATGACGACGCTTTGAAAAACGCCCTTGTATTGAAGAGATGTGTGTTTGCACCAGCCAAGCCCATATACTTCGGTTCTTGCGAATCCATTGATCTAAACCTGAGGTCAACCACACCCGTACGCGTAATATACGGAATAGAGAGACGATTTTCATATTGTTCATGCCCCGTAACTGGATCGAGCACGACGCCCAACCCCACTCTCCGTGCTACTTCCAGAGTTATTCCCCGTTCTCCGAGGTAATCCTCCGCTTCGTGTATTGCTGCTGCGTAATATTTTGCTGCTTTGCCCAGTGATTCTCTCTGCAAACTTGACTGCTTCATAAAACTTCAGTCCCTCTCTGTCCATAATAATTCTAAAAGTGTCGCCTTTAATTTGGCAGGCGAAACAACAAAATACGTTTTCTCTAGTACTGACTGTGGCTGATTTATGATTGTCGTCGTGGAAGGGACATCTGATGGATGACCATCCACTTCTTTCTGGTACTGTTGCTCCATAATGTTCTAGTACACCCTTAATTGGCAGGGCATCTACACGTTGTGACTTTCTTGATCCACTGGTCAAAATCTTCCACCACCCATGCTTGATTTATTCCTGCCATTCTACGCTTAATTATAACATAAGATGGCGGTACCTCGCTGATAGAACGCGCTGTGGCGTAATTCTTTGCTTCAACTACTGCTTCACTCCAGAACTCAGGCAACTTGAGTGCTTTAGTCGCCTTGAGTTCTAGGATATAAGTTTTACCATTGACCATGACAACAATGTCGCCTTCGTCTTTAGCCCCTGCCTTAGTAAGCCTTTCGGCTACAACACTTTTAGAACGCAACCATTTCAATACAGTTGTTTCAAATAAAGATCCCTTGCGACCATTCTTGTTAGCCATTTAGTCTCTAATACCAACCCTTTCTATCATGATGTTTAAGGGCTAAAGTAGGCGTTTTATACCGCTTTTGGATATATTTGACACCTAAATCAACCTGCTTAGTTAGGGGTGTATCTTCAGGCATATTGAGCATTTGGGGTATGCCATACGCTGATGACTTTGGGTTATTTGCTGTGTAATCCCAGCGAGATTCTCTATTCCAAAGAGTAAGTAATGCTTTCCACTCTTTGTTATTCCAACCTACTTGCTTTGCTTTTAATTGACCATATCTTTTAGCAAGTTTCTTGCTTTGGCTAATTGTTAAATTAACCTCATGGCAAATTGGTTTCATAGGTATTATTTCTGCCACATTTGCATAAGCACTTTGTGGCCAAAAGCCTGCAATAACTACGAAACACATAGTTATATATCTTAGGTTGTTTTTCTTCATAGTCTCTCCTCTGTTGGGGCTGTTGCCTTTGTCCCACAGACAGCGCACTCCATGTCGATAAAGTATGAACTTATTGTATCACTATCGTCATCCCATTCGACGAGTAGTTTCCAGACAAAAGAACCACATGGGCAAACCTTGGTAGGTTCACCACGTACATCCATGGCTTCTTTATAGTCTGGACTTAATTCCCAGATATCCTTAGCACTCATATTCTTTCAGGAATATCGGAAACTTCCATAACTTCTGGATTAAATTGTAGCCAGAACGAAGTATCTCCAGTTGGATCTGCTTTACCGTATCTGTTTTTAACAGGCGCTATTGCAATGTATCCAGGAGCATTAGTTCCAACGGTACATATCAAGGCTGGTAATTGTGCAACCATTCCTTGTAATGCTGATCTAGGCTGGCATGGATTGCCAGGATAAGATTCCTTCGTATGATGAAGGATAAGAACTGCGGCATTAGTATCTCTTGCAAGATATTTCAGTTCTTTAATTGTAGAACGCATTCCTGCGAACTCTTCACCACCATCATTAGCGATATCCATTAGGTTATCTACTACGATTAAAGTTGGTGGACAACCCCATAGTTCCTCAAAAGCAGATACTTCTAGATCTAAATCAACCAAAGTAGGGGCTGACTCAAATGACCAGAAGATATGTCCTGAGTTTTCGTTGATTACTTTTCTCGATTCATCAACATTTTCTATGAGCATCTGTTCAGCCACGGACTGTGTTTGACCAGAAATCATTGATAACAGACGCATAGCCATTGTATGAGCATTAGTATCTGCACTTATATAAAGCGTTGGCACTTTTGATCTAAGAGCAATCGCAAGGGCAAGTGTTGACTTACCTGCCCCTGGAGTGCCAGCAATCATAGATACTTCTGCCCGTCTAATGACAATTTTATTGACATCAAAGGTACGAAATACCGTTGGTAATGGTTCACCACCGATATCCTTACTACCTACTGCACGGGCTAAAGTTCTCATGTTTTAGAATGAAGTCCATTCTGCATCACTGCGACGAATCCATACTGGTTCGCATTGATCTGGTGTTCCCTTTGGTGAAGGACACATAAATGCCTTCCAAGGCCCCTTAGCACCAGCGCCAGTACGTTTAGTCATTTCACCATGTTTACAAGACCGTCCTGATGGACCAGTACTTGGGGTGAAAGTTTGTGTTGGACTTGATACAGGTTTGGCACCTAGTCCTTGTGCAAGGTTGGCAACCGCTGATTCTACACTCATTGGTGCTCCCTCTACAGATGACGCCATGGTTGAGATTAAATTCTCAGCCCCGATGTCACCCAATATATGAGTCAAGTTTTGCTTGAACTCATCGGCAGAATCGCCAGCAATCACAAATATGCGACCATCTGGTAATTTACTACTAACTTGGAAGTTAGCATTAGCCATGTTGTTTCTCCTTTTCTGTGTATTTTCCGTTCATAAACTTACAGTACGATAGTACACCACAACGTCCACAGTTGCTCAGATTAGGTAAATATATTTTAGCCTTGCGTGCTCTGTCAAACTCAGAATAGATCTCCTCTACTTCTTCAGTAGCAAGATGTTCCAGGCTCCAAGTAGTTACATGACCAGTGCGTGCATCCCAAAAACCTGCTTTGTCCACCTCAATGCCATCCATCTTACGTAAAGCCCACGCATAAGTAGCAAGTTGAAGTGGGTGTCTTTGAGATGACGCCCCTGTCTTAATATCTAAAAGGACTACATTACCATCATAATCGGTCATCACTCGATCAATGGCCATCTTTACAACAGTATCTACGAGAGGCACTTCATACTGTTTTTCAATGTAATCCTTATAGATATTCCACCCATTGGAACGAAACTCTATCCAACGTTCTAGCATCCATAAGCCTTCTCCATACCACCAAGACATGTCTTCTCTCTTGATGTACTCCCAAGAAAGCATATCTCCATGTTGTTCTTCATCTTCTTTTACTTGTTCAAACCAAGCATTATTCCAAATAGTTTCGGCTACTCCAGGATTTAAATCATACATCTCGGTAGCCCTATGGACAGCAGACCCACCTGTAAACCAGACAGCATGTTTCTCAGGTACGCCTTGTAATTTAGTTAGATTGTACTTCCATCCACACTCTTGATAAGTTCCAAGAGAGGAATAGGATATATGTTTAGGTAATTCGTTCATGGTGTAACCCTACTACACCCTATTTGCTTGGCGCAAATCGACACCCTTGCCTGAACCCTGAAATTAAGAAATGCCCCCCTACCCCCCATAAAAATTATGGTTGGTCAGGGAGGCTGGTTAGGCTTTTGCCGTCACCCGTCAATTGAAGTTTCTGCCCCACGGTTTCCCGCATGGGTAATATATATCAAAATTATAAGTCGCGCAAAACAACAAAAAGCCCCCTGTCCTAAGGTAATTACCCTAGGTAGGGGGACTTCATGTCTTAAAACGGCCTTTAAAGGCTAA